ACTGGTGGTGCCCTCGACCAAGGCGAATCGGCGCATCGCACCATCGACGTCCAGGGCTTCACCCCCTGCCCCCCCTTTGGCCGAGGAGCCGACCGAGCTGGCCGCTTCGTCGTCCGATGGGGCGTGGGGAGGGTGCTCGGCATCGCTGTCGACGCGCGGAGGCGTTTCGGCCTGCTCGACAACCGATGGGGTACGGGGAAGTTCGCCCAATGGCGGCGGCGCCGGTGGACGGGATTTAGCATCAATGCCGAGGATCTGCGCTGCAGCCCTGGTCGCAGCCTTCTGGTCGCCGTCGTGCATCAGGATGCAGAACACGTCGAATGCGTCGTTCTTATGTCCGTTAGCCAGCGGATCCGAGGTGTGATGCGAATAGAGCTTGCCATCAGTGATGGTTACGCCAGGCGCCCCTGAACTGCTGTGCGGGCTTAACCACTTGCCATCAATGCGTTTGTAACCGTGCGCCTCGATCATCGTGGCAATGTCGTGGATGCGATTGAATTCAGGGATAACCTCGGGGAGCCGGTCACCGGTTCGTGCTGCAGCTGGTGAAGGCTTGGCGACGGTACGAGCTGCCGGAGTATGCGTTGCCGCCTTCGGCCTCCACGGGCAAACGGCCTCGCCCTTCGGCTTGAAGGCATCCCAGTCCTGCCAGATAGCCAACAAGTCGGCCGGCAACTCGGGCAAGCCTTCTGCAGCCGGAGGTGTTCGCCATGTGTAGGGCTTTCGAGTGCCTGGATGAATGGATGGCGGCAAGACGTCCTGCACCAGGCCGCCCCGCAGCTCGAAGACCGTCACTTTCTTGAAGGGATCTGCCGCCATGCGGAAAGCTACCTCGCGGGTGGAATCACCCTCATCCCTGGCAGCCTTTACTTGCGCCATGAGCCCATTGTAAATGGTGCCATCGGGGTCATTCTTGCTCGGCCACACCAACGCGTGGCGGCTCAATTCCACTCCCTCGGGAACGCGGAACATTACGCGGAATCGAGCAGGGTTTCCCACAGAGGTCGGGTACGCGTCAGCAAGTGCGTCGACGTCGAGTCCCAGCGTCTGCTGCAAGACCAGACGGGTCAGTTCGACGTCGTCGACGTCAAGCGAGCAGACGCGACTCGGCCCGAGAACAACTCCAAGGTTATGGCTTGGGTTCGCAGCCCAGAAGGCTTCAGCTTTCAAAGCTTCAGTGAAGTAGCCACCGGGCTTATTCCAACCGGCGCCCTTCGGCCCCTTCTCACCTGGTTCAATAGGAACTAGGGCGAGATCGAAGGTTTCAATGTAACGCCGCGCCCAATCAGCTGTAGCACGAGTTGGGCGCTCGCTCATCTCCGGCGCTCCCGTAGCTCCTGACAGCTGATGCAGGTTTCACACCCCGCGACCAGTACCTGGCGAGCCTCAGGGATGGCCTCATCACAGTCTTCGCAGAACTGCGCGCTCGGCTTATTCACTGGGCGAGTGTGCCGCTGAAGAGCCACCTGCAGATGGTAATCAGCCTGGTCATTGGCAACATCGATCACGTCAACCATGGGCTTTGTCCTCCATGGACTGACGAGCACCGGCCATGATGGCCAACACCTGACGGATCACATCCATACCGCGCTGCTCAAGGTCCAACACCTCAGAGGCCGTCCAAACGTTATCGGCAGCACCTTCGTGAAGGCTGCCTACGAACTCACTGGACTCTTCGAGTAGCTTGGCAACAGCCTGAAGGGCTTCGTTGGTCGCCGGTACCGGCTCCGGGCGATACCAGACAGCCCCAGCCGGCCGAACCAGAGCATCGAGCAGCCGCGGATCAGCGGTCCACTGGACGATCTCTTCGAGCTCGTCCGGGGTTGGCCAACGGCGTTCTTCGTTGTGGTGGAGTTTCTTCTGGAGGGTATCGACCTCGAGGCCCATGTCGAAGGCCAGCTTTGTGATACCACCACGATAATCGCGACCTGCGCGGTAGAGCGCCTGCCGCAGGGTGAGGACCGGGCCTGCGCCCGGTAATAGATCAATGCGACTCATAACCGTAAATCCTCGATTTACGGTGTAGCCATTGGACAGGGTAGGACCTATCCTACAGCTACGACCGTACAGTGCTGTGCGCCGTCGTCGCTGGGTCAGGGAGGTGAGAGTCCCTGGTCCAGCACCTTATTTCTTTGAATGCCTCAGATATGCCCAATCGATGTCCGGCCGCAGTGCTTCACAACGAATCACCCCTTCCGTTTCCCGATCCAGGCAGACAGCCAGCCCTGCGCTAGCGCGGCGGTTGCCATAGGCCACTTGCTTTAACTGGCCAACCGACGTTCCGCAGCGTCGTGCGAAAGTCTCGAGCCCTTCCTTGTCCATCGTCTTCAAGTAATCGCTAAGCGTCATAGACACCTCCATTGGCATCCAGATTAGCAATTGCTAATTAGCAAGGCAATAGCAACCAGTAATTTACTGTTTGCTAACGGACAGCAATCATCGCGACATGGACATCAATGAAAGGCGTATCGCCTCCCTCCGCACAATCATGGGTACCCTGAGCCAGAAGGAATTCGCCGAGGCTCACGACCTGGATGCGTCGTATCTGTCGCAACTGCTTAACGGCCACCGCAAGCTGGGGGAGAAGGCTGCGCGTAATCTCGAGCTCAAGATTGGGCTTGCAGCAGGGATGCTGACAGCTCCTCCAACGGAGGAACCCTCCACCGCAGCCCCAGCCAACGTGGTTCGCCTGCCCACCAGGGCGGCAAAGGACAAGAACTTCGTGCTGATCCCGCATCTCGATATCGCGGCGTCGATGGGGCATGGCAAGGTAGCCCCGGAAATGCACATTGAAGTCATCCGCGACATGACGGTTCACCTCGACTGGCTCAGGATGCAGGGCCTCAGCTTCTCGAAAGTCGACAACCTGGCCATCATCACAGGGGATGGCGACAGCATGTCTGGCACGTTCGCTGACGGAGACGCTTTGCTCGTGGATCGCGGGATCACCGAGGTGAAAACTGACGCCATTTACGTCTTCACCCTCGACGGCGACCTCTATATCAAACGCCTGCAGCGCCTGATCGGAGGGCAGCTGCGAATGATCTCCGACAACCCCATCTACCCCCCGATCACCATCGAAGAGTCGATGATCGAGCGCATGCATATCCAAGCCCGCGTCCTGCTGGCCTGGAACGCCAAGAAGCTCTAACAGCCCCGCGTTGCTACCTACCGACCATCAGTCGGGGAGCAACGACGCCTTGATAATTTAGCATTTGCTATTGCTCAATCAATTAGCCTTTGCTAATTTCAGTCCCGTGCCCACTCTCACATCAAGGACACGGAAGAATGAAATCAGCACAGCACAACGGATCGATAGCGGTCCTCATCCACCCAACCGCCTGCAGCAGCCTGGCGAAAATCCAGGCGTTCCAGCGCAGCACCGGCTTGCAACTGGTCGTCTCCCTGGATGGCAAAGCCCACGCAGTACCTGCCAACGGGGGTGCAGCATGAGCGAGTTCCAGATCTCCCTCCACCAGATCATGCTGCTTCAGCGCACCCTGGATAACGGCGGCACAGCGACCTGCAAGCTGCAGCGCCCAGAAGCCACGGTCAACGCACAGATCGAGATAGAAAACGACAACACGCATCACTGCATCAAAGTGACCGTTGGGCCGCTCTGCAGCAGCCTGAGCCTTCCACGCGCACTCTCCACCAAGTGCCAGTCCTTGAGGGACTTTGTGCAGGACCTGGCCAATGGCCGAGCTGACACCGGCGCCCAATCGGAAGAAGCGCTGGCACTCATGGAGGCGCAGGTCAGCGTTGAAGAGGTGCTGCAGATCGGCCAAACCGCCTACGTCATCGCTACCGTCAACCGCCAACTTCCCCTTGGTGCCGTCGTGACCGACGACCAGGGCGATGTCTGCGTCGCTGTTACCGGTTCCAGCAAAGAGCACCTCGCAGCTGCAGTCCGCGCGAAGCTCCAGCCCGGCCCAGACGACTTCGGGAAATGCGCATGAGCACCTTGGAACAACTGCGCAGCGAGTTCTCCACGCCCTGCCCGACGCTGTCCGCTGTGAGGGAGCGATATTTTCCTCACATTGGCTCAGACCGCCGGTTCAGGGAGCTCATCAACAAGGGCCAGATCAAGCTGGTGTTGAGCAAGCTGCACAACTCAGCGAAGGCGCAGCACGTGGTCTACCTGCACAACTTGGCTGAATACCTCGACCGGCAGGCAGAACGCGCTCGCCAATCTGCTTGAACCAGGCGGCCCCGGCCAGCAGGGGCACCCAGCCCGCCACCGACTCTCACCTTGCCCGGCGGCGGGCCATTTCGGAGCACAGCACATGCAACCACATCAACAAGTACTTGCCCTGGGTATCGCGTGGCTTATCGGCCTTATCGCCCTGACCTTCATTATTCCGAGAATGCGGCACCGCGCCTTCATCCGTGGCCTGGACGTAGGCCGTCAGCAGCAAAGGGCGGACCTCAAGCTACAGATCAAAGGCCTGCAGGATGATCTCGACGAGGCCCGGATCCAGTCCGAGGCTGGCCAGCGCAAGCACCACCTGGCTGTCGCCAACCTCAAATCCAGCATCGCCGAACTGGAAGCCCGCATCATGTCCTATACCGGCCTGCCGGTGACCAAGGCGGACTACGAGAGGCTGGTGAGCGCCTCGTCGACGATGCGCCTGGCCCAGCGCACGTTCAAAGCCTTGAAAACTGAGGCGGAGTCAGCCCGAGCAGGCGCCCAGGCAGACGTCATTGACGAGTTGGCCAAGCGGATCCACGCCCAACTGCGTAACACCCCAGGCAGCGCAGCAACTTCGGGGGCAGCAGCATGACTACTGCAACCCCACGCAGCTGCATCGTCCACGGTCCATCCGGCTGTGGCAAAACCACCAATGCTCAGCGCATAGCGAAAGCGCTCGGCCTGAGTCTGATCCAAGACAATTGGGCCGCAGGCGCCCCGGTACCACCGCTGGACACCTTGGTGCTGACCAACACAGACAATCCCGCCTGGTACGTCAATTGCGGCATCCAAGTTGTGACTTTCGACCAAGCAATGCAACTGGTTGGGCGACTGGAGGCCGAACTGTGACCCTTCGCAAACACGTGCTTAAACACTTCCATATGTGCTGCGGCCTGGGCGGCGGCGCGAAGGGCTTCAATCGCTCCAAGCCTATCGTGGGTAAACTTCAAGCCGATTGGCAGTGCATTGGCGGGGTCGACGTCGATCCCGCCGGCCTGGCCGACTTCGAGCGTCTGTCAGGCGTGAAGGGCACGCTGATTGATCTGTTCACCCGCGATCAATACATCCGCTTCCACGGCAAAGAGCCGCCACCAGGTTGGCGCGAGGCCACACCGGAGGACATCCGCAAGGCCGCTGGCGGCCAACGCCCGGACGCCGTGTTCATCAGCTCGCCGTGCAAGGGCGCAAGCGGACTGCTCTCGGAAACTATGAGCCAAACCCCGCGCTACCAGGCCCTCAACGAGCTGACCCTTCGCTGCATCTGGCTGTTCTGTGAGGCCTGGGCGGATGACCCAGTTCCGCTGCTGGTGTTCGAGAACGTTCCTCGCCTGGCTAGCCGCGGGCGGCACCTGCTCGACCAGATCAACAGCCTGCTCTCCAGCTTTGGCTACGCCGTCGCCGAAACCACCCACGACTGCGGGCGGATCGGAAACCTCGCGCAGAGCCGTAAGCGCTTCCTGCTTGTTGGCCGTCACGTCGAGAAGGTACCGCCGTTCCTGTATGAACCCGAGCAAAAGTCGCTTCGTGCGGTAGGTGACATCCTCGGCCGCATGCCGCTGGCCGGCGACATTGAAGCAGCAGGCCCAATGCACCGGGTTCCTTCACTCCAGTGGAAAACATGGGTACGCCTCGCCCTAGTCGAAGCCGGGAAGGACTGGCGCAGCCTGAACGACCTTGCGATTGAGGAAGGTTACCTGCGCGACTTCGTGATTGTTCCAGAGGCGTACTCCGGTTACCTGGGGGTGAATGACTGGGATAAATCCGTAGGAACCGTCGCCGGCAAGTCTCGCCCAACGAACGGTGCTTTCTCGGTCGCTGACCCACGCGGCAAAGCCGGCGCGCTGCAATACCAACAGTACGACGTGCGCCGCTGGGAAGACACCAGTGGCGCCGTGATCGGCGTGAAGAGCCCTGGACAGGGAACGTTCAGCGTGGCCGACCCGCGACGAGCGGGCGCCGGATTCGGCAAGTACCAAGTCACGCCCTACAACAGCCCAGCGGGAACCGTCATTGCCGGCAGCACTACTGGCCAGGGCGCCTTCGCAGTGCAAGACCCACGCCCGGGTATGCGCCGCACCAAAGGCGATGCCTACCTCACCGGCGGGCACTACGGCGTTGTGCCGTGGGATGGGCCGGCCGGCGCAGTGTCTGCCAGCGCCATGCACGATAACGGCCGCTGGAGCGTGGCCGACCCTCGCCTACCCGACGCCAATGACCGCCTGGCATGCGTGATCGAGTCGCTGGACGGGACATGGCATCGCCCCTTCACCACCTTCGAGCTGGCAGCCATACAAAGCCTGGTCGAACCGGAAGAACAGCTTGAACTGGACGGTCTGAGCGACCAAGCCTGGCGCGAGCGAATCGGCAATGCCGTCCCACCAGCTGCAGCAGAGGCCGTTGCCGATGTCATGGGCACCACCCTCCTGCTGGTCGCCCAGGGCGAAACCTTCGTTCTAAGCAGTATGCCTATTTGGGTACGCCCGGTTGCCGTGGGCCTGAGCGTGGCTCAGCGGGAGGCAGCATGAGCGCACACGACCTCACCAAGCCGGATGCTGAGCAACACGCCGCCGCTTGGCTCGGCCGGGCCGGGCTCTACCGCACTCGGTTGGAAGCCGTACAGAACGGCGAGCAGCTCGTTGAACCAGTGTCTGCCGACCAGCTATTCGAACTCGCACGGATCCAGGTTCGAGAGGCTGGTATCCATGGCTAACCCAACACGCATCTGGAAGCTGATCAGCCTTGCGCTCGCCGTGGCGCTGATCGCCACCCTGATCAAGCTGCATCACAGCAGCGCCGCCAACCTCGCTGCTACAGGCACGTTACCGATTGTAAACAGCGCCACGAACCTTGAGCACCTGGCGCTGAGCCCAAACGCTCGACGAGTCCATGAGAGGTATTCGCTGTGATCGACACATCGACCTACACCCCGACTACTCGCACGCCCAAGGGCATGCAGCCGATGCTTCGGCCCGCTATGTCGTTCATCTGCGATATCTGCGGTAAGGCTCGCGTGAAAGGCAATCACGACAAGTGCTCGAAGACCCGTCAAGCCGCTGGCTTCATCATCATGCGAGGGCGCCAATCATGAACACCGATCCAAGAGATCTGTTCGTCAGTCTCAACCCCCTTGGCCTGGGCGAGCGCGAACTGGAGAAGGACAAGACCGGCTTCGCCGACATGCGCACGCATAAAGACTACCTGGTGTTCCTAGCTGGCTACAAAGCAGGCACGGTGGACGGCGAGGAACGCGAGCACCAGCGCCACCGCCCGATGAATGCCGAGGGCTGCAAGCCCGAGATCAGCATCATGCTCTCCGGCATGCCCTTCGTAGGTGCAGCGGGTGGATGCGACCTCAATAAGCCGGAGGGCGGCACGCCCGACAGCAACATCCACCCCAGCAGTACACCCAGCTTGAAGGCCCTCTGCGAAGCCAAGGAGGCAGATAACGAGTTGCTGATGGCTCAGGTCGGATTGCTGGCAGCAGTAAGACGGATCTATCCAACTGGCAGCCGGCTAATGATCAAAGCCGGCGGGAACAAGGTTGAAGTTGAGGTGACAGGCCACTGCGCAGCCTGGTGGTCTCGCCCCGGCTATATCTACGGGAAGAATCTCAAGACCAATAAACCCCGCACTTTCCATCACAGCGCTGTTTTGGAGGTAAGTCCATGAACACAGCATTCATGCTGATGGCGCAATACAACGGCCTCGCCATCATACCTATTGACCAGGTGTGCACCGACTACTTCACACACCTGACCCCAGACATGTTCCAGCGCAAAGTGCTCGCCGGCCAGATACAGCTGCCGATCACCAGACTCGAATCAAGCCAGAAAAGCGCCAAAGGCATACACCTGGCCGACCTCGCGAGGTACTTGGACCAACAACGAGATGCTGCGCGCAAAGAGTGCGCGCAGCTGAATAGAACCTACCGAGCCAGTTAACTATCTACCCGGGCGCCGAGTTTAACCGGCGCCTGGATAATCTGGTCCAACCACTTCCAGCCCTTGTATCGATCACCTCGCCCACGCAGGTGGGTATAACGCCGCAATGAGTTCCAATCGCGGTGCCCGGACACACTCGAAACCCTCGGGATATCCCAATCCATTTCAAACAACCGGCTCACCCCTTCGTGGCGCAAGTCATGGAAGTGCAAATCCTCGATACCGGTCATCTTGCACGCCTTAGACCAGGCGGTGCCGACTGAGTCTGTGTTGTAAGGAAAGATCTCGGCGCACTCTCGCGGCATGCTCTGCACAATGATCCAGGCCTCATCTGGCAGATAACACCAGACATCATTACCAATCTTCTGGCCGGGATTTTTCATATCCCGCACTTTCACAGCTTGTTGATGCTCATCCAGATCTTCCCAACGGATGCGCGTGATCTCATCCATCCTACGCGTGGAATAGATCGCAAACGCCACGACCTTGGGCATGTGGATGACGCTGGGTCGCCGCCCCAGCATCTCGAAGAAATGCTTCATCACCTTATCTAACTCATCCAACACCGGCCGGCGATCTCGCTCACGGCTTCGCATGTTGTAGCCGAACTTCTTCAGTACAAGACGAGCATCAGGCATCGCTTGCGGATCAATCTCGTAACCCCATGCCGCCCTCGCCAGTGACAACACCGCCCCTAGGTGCGCCATGTCATTGCCGGCCGTCTGCGGCTTGATCCCTCCGCCTTCTGGACTCATACGCCACAGCGCGTAGTCCACTAGTACCTGCTGGGTAATGTCGGAATCCGCCTTCTCACCCAGGTAGCTGCTCTTGATGGCATTCAAAGTTCGCCGCTTCGTCTCACCCAGGGGCCGGGCTTTCTCGGCCTCGACCAGGTAGCGCTCGATCATCTCCTTGACCGTGTGCCCCTTGCGGCTTGCCCGCTCGATCGCACCAGGAACAGCCAATTCGGTCTCTCGTCGCTTCGCCCAGGCTTGAGCGGCCTGCTTGCGGGCGAATGTCTGGGCTTCTTGGTAAACTAAGACACCCTTTTTCTTGAGGCGGATCTGGACGGTGTAACTGACCGTCCCATCGGCCTTTTTCCTTGCTCTGATCGTTGCCAT